GTATTATTTGAAGAACCATCTACTTCAGTATTAGAAATAGTTGCTCTTGCTGTCCATGTACCACCTGATGGCGCAGTTGGTTGAAGAGCATAAGATCCTAATCCACTTGCTGCAAAATTATCTTGGGTAGAATCGATAAATCCAACATTGGCATTTCCATCGGTCATCTCTTTGATATCAGTACCATTAAGCTCAACTGGTCTATAGTCAGTTAAACTTTCACTAGCAGTACGTCTATCTTGATAGAAATTATAGTTTGCTACTACTGTTGTAGTACCTGATGCAGGATGTGTACCTACTGATTCTGTTCTTCTTGTATTTGCAAATGTACCAATTAAGGTAAGACCACTTGTTGAAGCTGGATTAACTGAAACTGTACCAACACCAGTTGTAGAAGTATTTGCAAAATCATTTAGAATTACATATTGAATATAATCTGTTTCAGCAGTAGTCATTTGCTGAAGATCATTATCAGTTCTTAATTTAATTGGATTTCCCATAATCTAATTACCTTTAGTTTTAAGATCCAGATCCATATAGATCCTTAACTACACTTCCTGATGAATTATATATCCTTAATCTAGTTGCACTTGCTAACTCACTTGAGTTAACAGTATTAGCAGCCAAAGATACGCTAATTGTAGTATTACCTAGGTTAGTCATAGTTGCGGATCCTGACGCGTCACCTGAAATAGTAAGTACAGGATCGTTGACATCGAAGTTAAATACATTTGCTACATCGTTATATGAAACAGCAATACCATTCTGTGTACCGTTCGATAGAGCACTATCCATAGCATCTTGAATGCTTTCATTATTAACAACCACACCGAATTGTCCGGTAGAACTATCATATGTTAAATCACCGGTTGCAGCAAATAAATCTCTTACTCTTTGATCGAATGTTGCTGAATCTAAATCACTAGTAATAGCGTTTACAGCATCCACTAGGGTTTGAGCAGAATCTGTTAAGTTATTTAAATCCCCAACTGTACTATTAGTTGAACTATCTAAAGCATCAACTTGGGCTTTAATTTCGTTAATAGAAGAAACAAGATCTTCTTTATCTGTAGTAATAAGAGCGGTTCTGTCACCCATATCACTATCTAGAATATCAATAAGAGCCCTTAGATCACTATCATCATTTTGAAAAGCTTGTCGATTAGAATCTAGAAAACCTCTAATATCACTGTCAAGGGCATTTATCGATCCAACCAAACTTGAGTCTTGGCTAGTATTTAAATTCGCAAGATCACCAACTCGATTAACAGTTGTATTCGCCTTGTTAACCCAGGTTGCTATATTGTCGGTAAGATTAATGATACTTTTTGCCATTACTGTTTCTCTATAAGTTTAAGAAGTAATCCCTTAATTTCACTAACCTCATTCTTTAGTTCTTCGAATTCATTCTCTTTTTGTTTTCTAAGTTTTTTTCTTTCACGTGCTAATTCTAGTTCAGTCTTATTTATATTATGTATAGCACCGGTTTTTTCATCTCTTACAAATCCTGGATGTCCTTCAACTTTTAAAGCCATATTTAAACACCTAACGCAATTGCTCTAAAATCTTTAAATGTTGGTACACGTGCACTATTTGTTGTTCTCATTACAATTTTAAATTGCATTTGAGTAAAAGCAGGTAAGTTACCCCCTGGGCCTCCAATTAAATATTCATATTGTCTAAATGCAAATAAATCTTCATCCGATGGGTTGTTAGATTGCTCTTGTACATATACCCAATTTTGATCGATCAAAATACCATCACTTGCTGTAGTTCTATAATAAAGTTGGAAATCTGCAGCAGAAGGTCTATTTGCAGTTATCATTACTTTAATACCAACTGCATCTTGCGCAAGGGTAATAGGGACTGTAATGTGTTTAGAGGCTGAGCTACCGCCTGTTGCAGAGGTCTCATTGACGAAATTAATCGGTACGTTAAATCCACTAGTTGCTGAAGAATCTTGCTTATCTATCATATAGGTAATTGCTGATGCTGATAATCTTTGCGTATCAATCATAGGTGTAACATTCGAATCTCTTGTTAACATATTAATAGCAAAATCCATAGATTTTACACCTGATCCTAATTCTAATGCTTCACTAGCACTATTCGAGATTACCTGTTGGGTTGTGGCAATATTATTCTTATTAATATTAACAAACTGAAAATCTGACTGCTTTTGATAAGCGGTTTCTGATCCTGCAAAAGATTTTGAAGTAGTACCTTTAACACCTGCATTAACAGATGTAGCAGATGGTAACAAAGTTTGTACATGAGGATATAGAATAGAGAAAGGTATATTCTTAGTCCCTAATACACCGGAACCACCTCCAATCACATCAGAATCTGCAGCAGAATCTGCTGTAAATTGATAACTTTTATAATCAGATGCAGTAACGGTTCTATCCCCAACCAAGCTGGAATAATTAATACCCCCAACGCCACTTGAATCGACACCGGAAATATTAACCACATCACCTACTAATAAACCGTGACTATAATGGCCGACTGTAACTGTACTACTTCCAGTAGTAGTACTTATAGGGTCTACTGTTAATAGTTTTTTAGGTAAACTAGCATTATGGAATATAGCAGCACCATTGACATAATTAAATTTAGCTTGATATAATTTAAAGGTAAGGTCTTGATTTTGTGAAGCTGTCCATGTTACAGAATTTTGGGAAAAGAAAAGGCTTCCAAGTACTGGCTGTTTGTCTACCCTTTTTTCAGTAGATCCTACTAGAAATTCATTAATCTGTGCTACAAAAACCTTATAATCAGGGGAATCTGCTGTAATTACCATAGCATAATCAGTTAATCCTTTAAGAAAAACCGGTTCAGTAAATACGAATGAAGTCGCTGCTGTAGCATTTGATGAGATATTAACACTTCCTCCGGGTACAACTATTTGAGTACCTGGTATGATTTCTTCCCCAGATGGTACACCATTTCTCATAGGTCTTAACTGCAATTGTACAGGGAACGCTAGGTCTTTAGCAGCAAAGAAAAGATCTACCTTTGTAACGTATATACCATTTGGCTCATCGATAAAGAATGATTGAGCTATTGGATTCTTATTAATTTTATATCCTAGCGAAGTTGCCATTTTTTACCCCATTAATTCATTTTCGATTTCAGCACTCATTAACCATCGATGATCTGTATGTTTATCGGTAATATTCATAACAAATGCTGATAAATTATTTTCTACTAATGTCATTCCATTTTTTGGATATAATCTAAGTAAAGCACTTTCGCCAGTTGTAGTCCATATAAGATCCATATTGTTCTCTTTGGCTAAATTTTTTATTCCAGTTAAGCACATCTTCATGGCTTTTACTAATTTTATTTTATTTACTTCTGGATCTGAAAAAATACCATACATATAAGCAAATCCAGATTTATCCATATAAAGTGCTGCTGCACATATCCCTTTACTATCTTCTTCTACTATAATACCCTTTGGTAATATTTCTTTAGGTGGAAGAGCATTAAAATCATGACCTTTAAGCCATTTTCCTATCATATCATAATCATTATCTAAATTCCAATTTCTACAATTCATTGTTTAGTCGTTCCTCCAAACCGTTACGATATTCGGCAGTAATTTCTTTCCAATTTTCTAGGTACGCATCTTGCATTACTTCCAAAGCCTCTGTTTCTGAAGCTTCAAAGTAATCTGTAAATGTAATACCTTCAATTTCAAGTCTTCTATTTTCTGTGCCAAAGTTGTACACTACTACTGTATCATTATTTATAGGTGTACCATGTACCGAATCTTTGACCCTTTTCCATAAACCGTCTTCTAATACTGGATGGCTTCCTGCAACTTTAATACCTTTATAATCATGAAGATCATTAATTAAGAATTCCGCCTTTGCAAAAATACTTCCACCGATAGCAACACGTTCACCAAGCTGAATGGTTTCAATTGCCTTTGAAGTACCATCGGCCATCGTAACCATAGTACCTGCTAGGAAACAACCGGTGCCGCCGCCAACATCTCCAACACTCAAGCCTCCTGAAACACTACATGATGGATCTGAGTTTCCGTATCCATTTCCTGAACAATCTTCAGCGGCCTCTCCTCCGCCGCCCCACCAGTTCCCACCATCACCATCGTTGTTAGAGTAGGTATACTTATTGGTTACGCTTTTTTCTCCCTCAATTTGAAGAATACGAGTAGACATATATTCCTTTTGAACCGTATCCAAATAACCAGTAGACATATAAATTGCGCGGGCGACGGCTAGAGCCTCGTTTTCTCTATCAACACTAATATCCAAGATCTTAAATAATCTTTTACCAGTCCTAAATCTAATAGATGATGTATTCGGAATAAAGAATGATCCAGTAACTTCGCCATTACCATCAGTTTGAAGAGTAGTAGATCCTGATGGATGACCTGTTGCTCTATTGTATAAATTACCGTAGTCAACAGGGTCATCAGAATAATATTGGAAAGATTCTGATCTTACCCAGCTAGCGACACTTCTGCCATCAAAAAATGCGAATACCTTAGAATTTGGTCTTAATCCTTGGGCTTTAAAGAAAATCTTCCTAGATCTCATAAATGGTATAACTGCAACATTTATTACTCTTTCACCGACTAATTCTGTAACAGTCTCTTCAGATACTACTTTATTTACATTTGTGATATTCTGACTACTAGTAGACTCATCTTTAATATTAGTTGTACTACCAAGCGCAAGGTCGTCTAATTCCACCCCACCCCAGTTCCATTGCCAATTGTTCCAGAGATATGCTTGAGTAGTATCTAATTTTGTCCCACCATCAATTACCTTATTAGCTGCAAATTCTATATCTCTCCATTCATCTGAAGCCGGTGATAGAGTAATTACCCCCTCATGTACTACTACAGAAAATGGATTAATTTGGATAGAATTACTAGCCAAAGATTGATCAATATAGGAATATTCACTATACTTAAGATAGATATTATCTCCCTTTTTAATTGTATTGGTAGAAGCATCAGAATCATATAGTAATTTAACATTGTCCTCGCTGAAAGTAGGACGTAGGAATTGTCTAAACGGATCTATTGAAGCAGCATAATCAGTGTTTCTAGTGTCCGCCAATGTTTGTGTTGTAAAATTGTCGACAAAGAAACCAGACTTAGTTCTATTAGTACCTGCAGAATCTAAGACATCAAAATTCTTAGTATCTAATTCAAGCATGCTAAATGATGTTAATCTTTCTAATTTATCAACCCTTTGTTCTAACTTAGTAATATCAGCCATAGTAAATCGTTTATGTTCGATTTTTTCTAGATTAATATCAGAGTCGTTAAGAGTATTAGCACCTAACCTGAAATTATAAAGTCCTAAAGTTTGATCAGGTTTTACGGGTGTATTAGGATTAGTGCTTGGGGTTCCTTGAATAAATCTAAGAATACCTTCAGTATCGATAACAAGTTTGCCGGTATTTGCTAAATAGTAACTGACATCAGCTTGAACAAGATCAGTAGGTTGCGGAAGTTCATTTATTCTAGCACCAGAAGAAGTGTTAGAATATTGTTCATTTGTATCCTGTATTGGTCTAAAATCTAATACATTTCTTAGATTAATAATATTTCCATTATTAAGCCGGTGGCTTGGTATTTGAGAGTAGGCCACTTGACCTGTATAAGAATTAACTGCAAAGAAATCGCCTGATGTACCGTGAGTAAAGTGCCTATACTTTACATGAATATTTCCGCCTGGCGCAGAGCTACCGCCTCTTAACACCATTCTACCAAGAGCGTAAAAATTATCTCTTTGACCGTTATCTAATATAAATCTATTAGAATAGTTAACTGAGCTATCACCCTTGTTAACAATTTCAGAAACATCAAATATGTCTGCTTTACCTAATGGTACGAATTGTGTACCATTACCGTCTGAATCGATTGTTGCTGTGATAGACGCGTTAGTTAAAATCTTATTTCTAACTGTAGCATTAGCTTTATTAACATATGCGTAAAGTTCTAAATTAGTTGAGCTAGCCGGTAAACCACTAATTGTAGCCGCCGCAGTTCCTGCCCCTGTTACTGATACCGACCCAGGGTAAATATCACTATCAGCATTTGCAAAAATCCAGTCTCCAGTATTAGTAAATGTTTCACCAGATGCTGATAACGAAATATTAGCTTCCCCGGAAGCATTTGTAGTAGTAGAAAATCTACGTTGTGTCGCTAGTGAAATATCAGTTAAAGTCTGGGGTCTGGTTTTTGGTAAACTAAATAATAAATTATTTTTTGCAGCTTCTTTTAGTACAGCTTTACCACTTTCTAAAACAGGGTTAAAGTAGTTTGTAGAACTTGTGCCAATAGATTTTACATTACGAAATGCCTGACCGGAGTTCATAATAATATCAAATAAATGATATCGATAATTAGCTCCGTCTTCAGTTACAGCTCTAACCCTTGCAGTACCTATCGTAGATCCACCATAACCAGTTGCCGATCTAAGATTCATTAATTCTAGTGTATTAATATTTGGTAATCCCTTTGTGTTACCACTTGGTGATACCAAAACATAGTTTCCAAAATCTGCGGAGGATACCTCATTTTGTATTGTACTGGTAGTAGTAGATTTACCAATACGTATTGTTGTAGGAGCATATCTAGCAGCTCTATATCCCTCAACAACTGCAATACCATCACTCACTTGTAATTGTAAAAATCCTGAATCAGAGTCTTCATCAAATTTAACATAAAAAGGCTTAACGATATAATTACCTGAATTTTCGAAAATTCTCTGAGCAATTACGTCATTAGGTACTTTGTATGCATCTGTTGATTCTACCGAATTATAGATTACACCTTTTTTAATAGTTGCAATATGTAAAAAGTTTTCATCGGAATCAATTTCTGATTCTTCTGCAATAATTAACCTAATTCGATATCGATCTGCCCCTGGTGCAGAAAGGTTAGGTGTTGACCCCTGATTATCGAAAAGTCCTGTATCATCTGCAGTTGTTACAACATCTTCAATAACTTTAAATCCGACATTAGCATTTGGTGCATCTGAATATTTCGAAATAATTTTATTTTGATCTTCAGTAAAGACAAAATACCCCTGCGTGTAGTAAATACCAGAGGCAATAGAAAATCTAGCACCAGTACCAATAGCAGGATTTGCTACCGTATTTGTAGTTTGTACTGTAAGTGTAGTTGATCCATTATCGATATTCTCTCCTGCTTGCATACGTATAGGAGTTGTGGTCGAAGAAAGTGAAGACGAAGTGCTAGTATATTGTACATATAATGTTGCAGGGTCAGTTGCTGTTGCAGCAACAACTTCAATAATTTTTGCAATAACGCCGGATGTTTGACCAGTAAAGGAAGTTCCTATTAGTGCTGCGGTATTTGCTGGTAAATTATTAGTAGTTGTATTTAATTTAATAAATTCATATTTGGAATTTAAATGTACACCACCAGGTTTTACAACAGCGCCCTCTTTAAAGATATTATTTCCAAATCTTTCAATCTGTCTTTGAATAATAGTTTGCATCTGCGTAAGTTCGCGAGCTTGCAAGGTACGTCCACTATTAAATAAGATTCTATAATAACCATCACTATCGAGGTGATCGTCCTTATAAGTATTCGAAAATGTTGCGCTAGTAAGTAATGTCGCCATTTGTTTTTACCTTATAGTGTAATAATAACTTTAATATCTTCAGTTTGATCTGCAGTTCTTGCTACTGCTGCTCTATTCTCAAGATAAAGTAGTTCACCACTGAATCTATTAACATCGTCATCATAAAAAGCATCTGAGTCTGCATCTGCACCAGCACTAATTAAAGTACCAGATGCACCACCACCAGTAATAGGTTCACCTTCGTTAAATTCACCAAATCCTGTAATTTCATTCTGGTGTGCATACATCTTATCACTATCTATATCATCAATAACTGCTTGTGCGCCAGAGTTTGAACCAAGAACTGTAACGTCCTTTGTAAATGTTGCTGCATCTGCTGCTGATGTTAAAAGTAAATATCTTAATACTTTACCAGTTGTAGCTGTATAATCTGAATCAGGTGAAGCATTATTCTTCGGATTTTTAATTAGCCCAACCTGTCTATAGTCTTGATCGTTAACGATCCAGTCACCGCCTTCAGCACCTGCTGGCTTGACATTAAACATAATTGAAGAAGATCTTAAATCTTTAATAGGATTATAACCAAGCCCAGAGTCAGGCCCAATAATAGCACGTGCTACAACGCCTGATCCGCCGCCACCAGTAAGAGTAATATCTGCATATTCATAGCTATGACCCATTACCATTGTACTATCTTGTGATGAATCCATTTCAATTTTAACAACTGATCCACCAGATACAAATGCTGTTGCTGACGCGCCTGTACCATTTCCTCTAATAGTAACAGATGGAGCTGATGTAAATCCTGTGCCGCCATCGCTTACGAAAATACCTAAGATTTGACCCTTTGATGCATTTTCTTGTACTGCCGCTTGTTGACCTTCAACTGCACTAATAACAGAAGATCCAGATGAATCAGTAATAAATTGAACAGGTAAAAAGTTAGATGAAAGAAACTTACTTGATGTTGCTCCAGAAAGACCATACATATATTTCCAAACATAACCATCACTTGTTGCAAATGCTTTAGTTCTAGATCCTACTGGCTTAACTGTAGATGGAGTTGCAATACCTGCTGCCGTTTTACCAGCCTTTAAACAAACGTATACTTGGTTATCCTCTGTTAAAACATAGTAAGCATTTGATGGTGTTCCTGAAAGATCATCATCCCATGCATTATAGATTGTTCCAGTTGACCAATTATATCTTGGGATAACATATGAAACGTCTGCAATCTGTTTTACTGACTGCATAGCCATTCTAAAATTACGTTCGGCTCTTAAACTATTTTCAGGATTAACTACTGTATCAGCGCTATCCCATTGTTCAGAACGACCAACACCAACATAATATCGGTCATTTGCACTAGTAATTTCATTGTATACTGTATCAAGTAGTTGTTTCTTAAATCTATTTGTTACAATTGCAGCCATTTTTATTTCCTATTAAGTAATTGTGATATACGAGTCTGAGGTGTCAGCAATCATATACCAATCATTTCCTGACCATATAATTTGTGTAGCACCATATTGTGCAATCGAAAAAGAAGTACCTTGCGCAAAATTAGTTGGAGTTACCGTTGCCAAACCAGAATTCTGATTAATCATAACTTTCATCTCACCGGTAACTGTACCATCAGCAAGAGTTGCAGCCAAAGCGGTTGATTTACTAAAGATAATAAATGATCTTGAAGTACTAACAGCACCATTTGCAGTTTGTACTGCATGATTTAAAGCCATTTTACTAGGTCTAACAGCACCTGTACCCTTTGCCGTTAGATTCAAATTAATATTTGTATCAGTACCAGTAGAAGAAATATTAGGACCACTAGATGCAGCAGCATTGGCGATAGTAATCTGATTAATTGCAGAAGTAGTAGCAGTTAACTTAATTAACTGCGCTCCATTCGAATCATCTATTCTACTACCAATTGTAGGCGCAATAATTGTAGGAGCTGTTAATGTTTTACCTGACATAGTAGATACTGATGTATTTGTAACTAATGTATCACTATCAGAAAGAGAAGGAAGATTTATAGTAATGTTTTTCGACATTAAACTAGCATCAATTGGTATGAACGAATAAAAATATGTAGCGCCGGCGGAATCGGCAATGTCTGGATGTATTAGCTTTGCATCACTTATTGTTTTATTGGCCATCGTTTGAGTAGCACTATCAACAATAATCTCTCCAGTATAATTAGGGATTGTAACCGTACGATCCGCAGTTGGATCCTCTACAACAAGACGTGTTTCGAAGTTATCAACACTTGATCCTTCGAAGATAATTCCATTACTATCAAATTGAATACCTGGCATAAGTATATCACTATCGCCACCGAATCTTTGATAGATCTCTACAAAATTTTGGTTAATCTTAGTACCACTCTGACGAAGGGTATCACCAGTTCCGTCATTCGCATTTGTACCGATATTAATATTTTGTCTTGTCATTTTCGATCCTATATAGAATTCTTAGTTCTATTTATACTAGTAAGCAGAGTCACTTGCATATCTTGTGAACATATTATTG